AAGATACAGGTAAGTGGAAAACAGAAGACACTGACAATTTTTTCTACGAAATTGAGGAGAAAAAAAATGATTAAAAAATTTTTTAAAATTATTTGTTGGCCATTTAAAAAAATTTTAGCGTGGCTGGCAAGTGGATTACCATCAGGAAAAAAAGAAAAAGTGGAGCCAGTAGTATTAAAACCTGAACCTATTAGATGCTATACACATAACAGATATAAAAAATCATGTCCTATTTGTGTTGCAGCGGCGGGAAATAGTTAAATGACTGAACGTTGGTGTAAAAAATGTAATAAGATGTGTCACTGCCCAAATGCAGAAGGTGAATGTATCAACTGTGATTGTAATAGTAGAGCAGAAGATAAAAGTTTTGAAAACGAAGGTGGTCTAGTAATAGACGATACCGGTGAATGTGAGAGCTGCCAATGATGGAAAAAATTTTAACGATGTTGGTTGGACTCCTAATTGCATTAGGAGGCTGGAGTCTATCTAGAACTTTTGAACTGTCAACTATTCAAGCAGTACAAATGGACAAGGTACAAAAATTAGAAAGATATGTGGAAAAATTACAAGATCAAATGGATGAGATGCAGGACTCTGATAAAGAAATCATGGACCAGCACGAAAAACTATTTAAAAAATTAGAACAAGGCAACACAGGATATAGTTATAACTAATGGCTAAACAACCACTCAATATTGGAGAAGAAGTCGCTGTACAGATGCCAATGAAAACGGTAGCCTCGTTGATCGCGATGGTTGCAATTGGGACCTGGGCATATTTTGGGATCATTGAGACCCAAAACCGACTTTCAACGCAAGTAGAATTAATGTCTAAAGATTTAACTGAGAACACAGCATTTAGAATAGGCTGGCCGCGTGGAACTTTAGGAAGTTTGCCCGCAGACAGTGAACAATTTATGCTTATCGAAGAATTATATAAGCAAGTAGAAAAATTACAGGAACAACAAGAAGCTGGAATTCACAACGAGGTTATGATAAAATTTTTAGATGAACAAGTAAAAAAATTACAAGCAGATGTAGAAAAACTTAAAGATTCTAATAGAGAAATACATTATAAAAACGGTAACGGAGGATAAAATTTTGGAAGAAATTGTAATAGCATTATTAATGATAGTCAACCAGGAAATCAAGGAACACAGAATACAACCTTCAATGTCAACATGTTTGAAAGGCAAGAGGGTGGCTGAACGTGAATCTAAAAGCCACGTGCAGTATCAATGCATCAAGTCATTGGCTGAAACAGAGATATACATGGGTGAAAAAAGTATTGTTAAATTAATATTAAAGTAATGAATAAAAAAGCGTACGCTTTTTTTCTAAAGAAAAATAGACCTAGAAACAGAGTGGCTCAAGAATTAAGTGATGGACGTTATCACCAGCGTGTGGTAAAAGATAAAACCAAATACTCAAGGAAGGAAAAACATGGTCAAACCGATCGACATAACTGGGACAGTAATAGTTCCTAAACCAGCCCCACATCAAGATAAGTTAAAATCTTTTTTTATTGGGCACGTAGACTCAGACATTATTGAGCCTATGACTGAGGTTGAAGCAGACCCTAAGGACCAAATCAAACAACCTCATTTAGATAGTTCACAAATTAAGAATACTGAATGGAAGGATCTTTACTAATGTCTAAGGATAAAAAAGGTAGACGTTGGGATGGAAGATCAAGAGTATCAACGCAACAATATAAGGATAACTATAATGAAATATTTAAAAAAGAAAAAACAAATAATAAAGACAATCGTAAGCCCACTAACTCAATTGAGGAATCTCATCTCGGCGCTAATCTTCAAGTTAACGCGGAAATAGTTAATGGGACATGTCCACACTGTTGTCATCCAACAGTATTAGTATGTTTGTGGACCAATTCTATTTATAGATGCATGACCTGCGGTCAAGATGTTGAACAAAAAGTAAATGGAAAAATTTCATACATTCCACATGTCGTGGATAAAGATAAATTTAAATACGCTATGAAAGTAGATACTAATGGCTAAAGCACCCAAATGGGGTGTGAATACCTACCGTAAACAAACAAAACGTAAGATTGGACGTCATAAAAAAAAGATGAACAAGTCTGAAAAACGTAGTTTTAAACCCAGTGTGGGTCAAGGGAGATAAAGACTCTCTGCCTCTTAAGAATAAAGAGGCAGAAAGAAGAAGGTGTGAATATAGTGTGACATTTATATCACGTTAGGAGTAAAGTCAAGTCTCTACCTTAGGCTTTGGTTTAGGAAGGATTAATCTTTCCTGCAGACAATAAAATTTAATAACAGTGCCGTATTCATTAATCTCTTTAGGGCCTATTTCTTTGGCTTTCTTAATAGCTTCCTCATATCCTGCTATCATACACTCATAATGAGTATTATATTTAGTAGGCATAGGGAACGGGTCCATACAAGCATTGTATACACTGGTACACATTATCATTGTTAAAATAAATTTCATTTTACCCTTGACTTATATATTATCCCATATTATATTAGAACCAATTATAAGGAGAATATAATATGACAGACATAACTAAATTTAAAAACGTTTCACTATCAAAAAAAACTTATAGTGATGTCGGCGTTTTAAGTAAAGAAATATTTGATGTGCCTTTGTCACTATCAAAGACCATTGAATACCTAGTCGAAAAAGAAATGAAGAAAGTAAATAAAGGTAAACCAAATGGTAAAGGAAACAAAGACTAAAAAAATTGTATGTCCACGATGTCGTGGTAATGGTTTTTTTAAAATTAAAGAGAGTGTAGAAAACCCAACGGACAAAGTCGTGCAATGTCCAATGTGTAACTCTCAAGGAGAAATAGATGAAGCTAAAGATGATACTATTATTGTTGATGCTGATGGCCTTCATCGGGTGCACTAAACCAACGGAAGGGTTTGATCCCTTTGTAACAGTAGGAAAGTATATAATAACAAATGGAAAAAAAGTTAACAATAACTTCAAATAATATTACACCTAAACAGTGGTCTATATTATTAATAGAGTTAAACATGATTAGAGAATCATGGAAGCCCTTTGCAAAGTTTGAAATTAAAACTTCAGGCTTTGATAAAATTATTAAGTGGGGAAGGAAAAGACATGATGAACCAAAAGAAGATTGATGAAGTAGCTAAACTTTGGGAAAAAACTAAAGACCCTAAGTACAAAGCTTTGTGGTATCAATATATAAAGGAGTATGCAGATGGAACTAATAATTCTGAACGACGGTTTATATCAACTAGTTCAAGTGTCGACGCAGATGATGGAAGGAATAACATTACTCGATCGAGTTCTGGTCAGTTGCTTTGACATGTGCGATATTTTGAGACTAAAGTTAACAACCTATTCTGAATTTCTTAACGCTCACGTCATGAATGATGGTAGTGGTGATTTTTACGGGTGTATATGTAAATAAAATGGCTGGTACTATAAATAAAACAATGAAGAATAAAATTTTGTCACTACATGCAGCATGGTTATTTAAAAATGGATACTATGATGAAAGTATTGACTGCTTAAACCAAGCAACTGATTTGAAAAGGACCGGCGTCCAAATAATGCCTCGCGCTATTCCCTGTACGTCAAGCGATAACCCTGGTTTTAACCGGGATAGCCTCGGAGCCTTTGCTCCCGTGATAGTACGTGCACGGAAACCACGGGGGTTTGTATGATTTGGAGTATGTTAATTATAATAGGAATCTACGCAGTAATGGTAGGTCTACTAATAATGTGGAATAAAGAAAAAACAAAATGAATAAACCTTCCATCCATATAGCAATGCCTTGTTATGACATGGTTAAAATAAACACCATGATCTCAATGTTAAAATTAGTTAAAGAAATTACGAAAGCAGGAATAAAATTTGAATTAAATACGATGAAGTCACCTTATGTGGCTTATGCGAGAAATGTTTTATCTTCTAGATTCTTAACGCGTAAAGAAGATTACTTATTATTTATTGATGCCGATTTAGAATTTGAACCTGAGTGTGTCATTAAAATGCTTATTGCACAAAAAGATATTATCTGTGCACCCTATAGAGTTAAAACGAATGATCCTAATTACATTAGATATACAGTTAATCTACCTGATCCAAAGAATGTTAATGTAGTGAACGGTGTAATTGAAATTTTAAATGGCCCGGCTGGCATGATGTTAATTAAAAGAGAAGTCTTTAATAAGATTATAGAGAAACATCCAGAGCTAGAGATTAAACAAGATCCAGGGGTCCAGACTTTTCCAGATGATGTTAAAGTATATAACTTTTTTCATTGTGATTTTACCAATAATCGTTGGACCGGAGAAGATATGTCCTTCTGTGATCTAGCAAGATCAGTTGGTTTTAAAGTACATGCCCATATAGATTCAACTTTAATCCATCATGGCAGCTATGGTTATAAAGGAAAATACAAAGATTTATTTAAGGAGCCTAATGACAACAAATAGTAAAGATATGTACCATAAATTGGCTGATTATGCCTATATTGCTGGCCTTTTTGATGGTGAAGGATGTGTCCAATATAAACAATATTTGGATACTAAACGTAAAGATAGACCGAGACGCTATAAAGTTTGGCGAATCTCGATGGAGATGTCCATGACTGATGAGATGGTCATACGCTGGGTACATGACATTTTAAAAGTAGGAACAGTTAAAGTAAATATTAAAAACAAATCCCCTAGTTCTAAACCACACTGGAAAAAACAATGGCGCTGGAGATGTAGTCACCGAGATGCTTATAAGGTTGCTAAAATTTTATGGCCTTTCGCTCAAGTGAAACAACATAAGATAGAACAGATTATAGATCATTACGAGCCAGAATTTAAAGATGACAATGTAGTGAGCTTGGAGGCATATAGAAATGAATAATAAAGATAAAATAACTTTAATTTGGAAAGGCAACAAGATACCTTGTGAAGATTGCAAGGTTGTTTTTCAAGATAAATTTGGAAAAGAATTTAATGTTGAACTAAGCCGATTGATTAAAGTATTTAATAATAATATCTGGCAGAATAAGAAGAGTGTTAAATGAATAATATATTTATCTTTGTCTTTACCTTCCTTGGTTTGATGAGTTTATTAAGTCTATATATGTTGGTGACTCTATGAGTAATTGGAAAAAAAGATTTGAAACATGGTCTTTGTATTACAGACAAGAAATGGTTTGGTCGGTGGCTGGGTTTATAGTTGGATTTATACTTGGAGCTTTAATAATATGAAACTCATTAAACACCCAGATACTTTTTTAAGAGGACCTACTGAAAAAGTAGATTTTCCTTTAAGTGATGAAAATAAAATTATTATAAAAAATATGATCAATTTGATGTATCAAGAAAGAGGTATTGGTTTAGCTGCTAATCAGGCAGGGTATAATAGACGTATGTTTGTAATGGATGTAAGTAATGAAAAAGATAATCCACAAGTGTTTATTAACCCAGTTATAACTGCTAAGAATAATATTAAGATGAATGATATGGAAGGATGTTTATCTTGTCCTGGTAGAACGGTTAAAGTAAAGCGATCTATTTCAGTTAATTTAGAGTGGCTATGTGAACATGGTGAAAAACAGCATAAAACATTCTATCATTTACCATGCCGAGTAGTCTTGCATGAGATGGATCATTTAAATGGAAAGTTGATAATAGATGAAGTGGAATAAATTATACAACTATCCGCCGTCGACTCGGAGTACGACGGACGGACTTAGAACTTATGATGTAGGTAAAGAAAAGTTACCGAGTGTTACAACGATACTATCTGCAACTCAGAGTACCGAGAAGCAAGAATCTTTGGCCAGGTGGAAGGCGTCAGTGGGCGAGGAGCAAGCGACAAGGATCAAGGAACAAGCAGCCGCGCGCGGAACTGACATGCATACGCATTTAGAAAAGCATATTTTAGGTGAAGGCTATCTTGATTTACGGCCAGAAGGACGTGTTGCAAAGGACATGTCGGATACGATAATTGCTAAAGGATTCAATGATTTACAAGAAATTTGGGGAAGTGAAGTGGTTGTTTACTACCCAGGTTTGTACGCCGGAGCGACAGACCTTGTTGGAATCTATGACTATGAAGATAGTATTATAGATTTTAAACAAAGTAATAAACCAAAACGTAGAGAGTGGATTGATGATTATTTCCTGCAGCTAGGCGCATATGCGATGGCTCATAACTATGTTCATCGAACCGAGATTACTCAAGGAGTCATATTGATGTGTACTCCGGATAATTATTTCCAAAAGTTTCAGATAAAAGGCAAGGAGTTTATCAGATACCAACATCAATTTCTAGAAAGGGTTAATAAATATTATGAACAAAAAAACAATCAAAGCAGTTAGTAGAAGGATTCTACGAGCTATGAAAACAGATGAAGATCAGTTGCGGTTATTACTTAATACTGAAACCGAGGGTGTTCCAGAGAGACAGTTGGATGGCTTAATGGTTAAGATTGAGCAACAATTGGGCAGAATTATGGTGAACCAGAATAAGCTCTTATTGTTACAAGATATTACAGACGAGTAAGTGTGACATATATGTCACAGTCAAGATGCCTTATTCTTGCCACAAGGAGCAGGCGACAAGCGACTGGGATTTTATAAGAAGTGAGGTTTTATGCGGTTGATCACGAATCTATACCTTTTTCAAAAGTATGAAATTGCTGAAACAGCACTTTTAGTTTACACGTGATCTCGTGATTTCGTGATCAGCAAGGAATACCAATGGTTTTAGAAGGTGTGACAATTTGTGCTTAAATAAGCATTGGTATAGGCCACTTATTTTCTACTAGGGGCCGCGCGGGACTTTTGGGTTACCAAAAGTAGAAAAAATATTTTAAAAAAGGTATAGGGTAGAGTATGATAGGAAGAAACAAAAATTGGAGTGGTCCATCACCCTGGATGGATGAGTTCAATCAAAAGCATAACCCAGATTATTATTATGGCAAAGACAAAAAGAAAACCAAAGAGAAGAAAACCAAGACTAAGAAAACAAGTCGTACCGAGTCAGCCGAACGATATCCCGTATTCAAAGTACAGGATTGAGTGGACCGATGCGTTGTCCGACTCGGGTTGGGCTGATGACAGAGAGTTTACTAAAATGAAATTAGCTAAGCCAGTCAATGAGGGTTGGGTATTCTCTAAAGATAAAGATTCTGTAAAAATATTTGCGTCTTATGATTTAGATCCTATTACAAAAGAAATAACTTTTGGTGATCGTACTATGATACCTACTTCGTGGGTAGTTAAGATGACTAAGATAGTATAGGTTTTGGTTTTTTATCTTTAGGGTCTTTTTTAGCCTCAGTTTTTTCCATTAATAATGCATGGTCTTCTCTGATTGTAGCTATTCGTTTGTTTAATTCTTCTTCAGATAAGTCTTCTATCTTACCAGTTCTAATAATTTTCTGTTCAATATATAATCCGCCTACAGTTCCCCGTGCTTTCTCGGCATTAGTTGCAGCGGAGAATGATTTAGATTTAATAGCCTCATCTCTGATTTTAGCTAGTTCTGTTAAGTGACCACCGAAAGATATGTTGTGCTTCTTGTAGTTCTCTTCTCGTAGTTCTCCAATATGTTTAACCACTAGAGGATAATGTTTTGGATCCTGAAGTTGACTAGCCTTAACTCTTAATGTGGCATTGTCTCCTTCATAGCCTGCTTCTTTGGCGCACTCATAGGCAAACTTATGCCCCTCACTGAATACTAATATTTCAGCAAATTTACGTTGCATAGGTGTGAGTCTTGCTGGTAGTCCGGGCTTATTTTTTACTTCTATTTCAGACATGATTGACAATATACCCATAATATCTTATATTGTAAATATGAAAGATGACCAATGGTGGAAATATATGGATTGTAAACCTACAGATTTTGTTGGAGAATTAGATTTAATTAAACAAATTGAGGATTTAAAGGCTGAAGTTGAGAGCTTAAAAGCTGAGTTAGCTCGGGCTAGAGAGGATCATCAGTATGATAATTTAGTTCATCAGAAAGAATTGGAGTCTCTTCAAAATCCAGTTAAAAAATTAAGAGGTAAAGGTTTAGTATAATGCTTAAAGGTAGAGATTTAATTATGATCTTCGATAGATTCGTAGGTCCAAAGAAAGGGAGTAGTGTTGCACAAGATGCTCGAGTTCAAGTTCGTACTCCAGACGGAAGACATTATGATGTTATGAGTGTGAATTTAGTTGAAAATAAAATTTTTGGTGCTAGAGAGACGCATAGAATAGTGATTACAACTCACGAAGAAGTTGCTCCAATGGGTGCACCGAAGCTAATTGTGTAACCTTCTGTTATCGTCATTATTTTGATGAAACCCGAAACAAAATTATGGCATGAGCTTAAGAGAATTACACCAAAAATTACATGGACAAGAGTTGAAAATACTAGCTTACTTGGTACTCCTGATCTATTGGGCTACAATACTTCTGGCCACTTTTTTACCGTAGAATTAAAGATAACTTCCAATAACAAAATCCGCTTCAGTCCACATCAAATTTCATTCCATTTACAACATCCAAAGAACACATTTATACTTGCCAAGAAGCCCAGTCAGGGCTCCTGCAAATTGTTTCCAGGTACCTGTATCTTGGCACTTGTTAAAGAGGGATTTAAAAATCAAGATGCTTGTTGCTTGATGCTTGAAGACTTAGAAAAATTTTTCGAATCGCTTGGTGCTTGACGGCTTGTTGGCTTGTCGCTTGAAGCTTGTGGCTTGTCGCTTGCAACCTGAGGTTGTAGCCGCTCGTCGCTTGCTGCTTGTAGCTTCCGGAGCCTCCGGAGCTCTGCATAATATTTCGGATGATACCAGACCATAACTAGTGTTTAGGATATGCAATATTATTTATATCTTTATCCCAGCATTGTCTACAGCTGCCGCATGCATTCCCCTGGTCCTGAGCTGGACAGGTTTTGCCTGTCCGAACTACAGTCGACGTATGAGGCCAGAAATTAACTGGCCCCTGG